ATTCAGATGCAGCATCAAGGAATTGGATCTGTTTATGATTATATTGAAAATAATAAAGATGTATTCGAATGGTTGCTTAAAAAAGTCAAAGAGATTATTTCATAATGCTGCTCACTAAGCTGCACGGCTCTTCTAAAATCAATGTCCCATCTAAATCGAATATAGATTGGGACAAGAAAGTCTCTTCCCCTCAATTTAAAGTTAAATCTTTTCTCCGAGAGTTTTGGAAAAATGATGTAATTGTAGAAGAGTTTATTATCCCCGGAAGTAAATTCAGAATTGACTTATTTAACTTATCTAAGAAATTGGCTGTAGAAGTAAGTCCAGATGAGTATCATAATTCTTTTAATAAATGGCTTCATAAAGATCGACAGAAGTTTCTGTCTAAAATTAAAGCTGACGAATTAAAAAAAGAATGGTGTATAAAAAATTCTATAAACTTGGTAGAACTTTTTAATGAAGATATAAATAATTTATCTGTTGACTATTTCGAAAAAAAATATAATATACTGCTTTACTAATATGAAAGAACTTGAAGAAATTATTGAGTCAATTAAAGTTGAAAGGCAAAATCAGATAGATAAAGGCTATAATCCCGAACATGATTCAAAGTATCAAAATGGAGAGCTACTTTTAGCAGCTTTAGTTTTAGCAGGTTATGCTAATGGTCAAAATACAAAGAAAGAGGAGACTTTAAAAATTGCTAAAGAGATGTGGCCATTTGGAGAATTCATTCCTAATGATTCTGATATCACTAATATGATTAAAGCTTGTTCATTAATCATTGCTGAAATACAAAGGATATTGAAATGAGTTTTTGTATAGTATTTTTTAAATGAAATGGATTACAGCAAATGGGAATATTCGCCCACTTTCTGAAAAAAAATATTCCATAAAATGGGATAGTGAAAGTTTAAGTTTATTTCAATTTAATGTAAAACAATTCTTCAAAAAATATTGGATTGAAGATATTGTAGGAGAAGAGGTAGTTATTCCTCAAACCCGTTTACGAGTCGATATTGTTAATTTTTCTAGGAAAATTGCAGTCGAAGTAAACGGGTTATTCCATGTAGAGTATACGCCTTATTTCCAAAACTCTGTCGAAGATTTTGAGAGGCAAGTATATAGAGATGTACTTAAAGAATATCTTCTTGAAAAAAATGGATTTGAAGTAATAGAGATCTATGAAAAAAATATGCCATTGAGAGAAAAATGGGTTGAAAAAGTTTTTGGATCTCATATACTATTGTAATACTATGCTTATATCAGAATTCCCTATCTCGAATAGAACAAAAAATGTTTTGATTCAAAATGGTTTTATTTCAGAAGAAGACTTGTCAAGCAAGTTTTTAGAAGATTTAAAATCCCTTGAAGGAATGGGAGACAAAGGTCTAATAGAAATAAGAGAATATTTACATGGAAAATTTGGAATAGTCTTAAAACATAAGCCTAAAGATAAAAAAATATCTAATCCAAAAGAGGCAAGATCTGTTATATTGCATTTCTTATCTCATAGTAAAAATATCTTTTGGCCAAAAGAGATGGCAGCAGCCAATAAGCTTCTATCTTTTTTTGATTTAAAAACTCTTCGGAGTGTTGTTCCTAATGAGAAAGCTTACAGTCTTTCGTATTATCTTTGTCAAGATGGTCGAAAATATATTAGAACATATTTACCTAGTATTAAAAATGTAGAAGAGAACATTGAGAAACCTGTTGAAGTTTTAGAAGAAGTTCAATTAGACCTAGATCTCAGTGTAAAAAAACCAAAATCATTAAAAGATTTCTTATTTAAATGAGTAACAATAGAATTTCAACTCCTCAAGAACAAGAACGTGCATGTTTAGCAGGCTTTATTAAGTGGCCTGATAATGTTGCAGATTATGCATCTGTTCTTAAACCTACTCACTTTGATCATAAAGTTCATGCAGCTATATTCTCTGCTATCCTTTCTATTTATACTCAAAACTCAACTGTTGATAAATTATTAGTAGTCGAAAAATTGACAGCGATTGGTTTGAAATTCTTTGAGGATTTAAACATAATTGATTATATAGAATGTTTATCTCAAATGGAGATAAGAGAACAGTCTCTTCCTAATTTTATTGCGAATGTAATTAAATATGATTTTGCTAGAAAGGCAGATAAATCTCTTGATGAAGGCAAAGTAGAGATTCGAAGCAATATTGACAAGTCTCTTCCTGAACTAGCGAATGTAGTAGAGACTACTCTTAAGAATGCTGGGACAGAGAATGTGGCGGACGAGGAGAAACCTATTGATGTGTTTTCTTCGATGCAGGAGACCGTTCTAGACTGGGCTAATAATCCAAGACCAGTATGTCTTAAAACTCCATTCCCAATTTTTACAAAAATGTATGGAGGCCCTAGCTTCGGTGATTTGTTTGTTATTGCCGCAGGGCCAAAGGTTGGCAAGAGTACTTTCGTAAACTTTTTAGCTTATGAAGTCGCCGGTCTAGAAGAGAATAATTGTTTAGCTTTAGTATTAGATACTGAACTGGAAACAGATCGTATTATTGCGAGAAATCTTTCTGCTATCTCTGGGGTTAATGAGTATAAAATTAAAACAGGTAAATTTCTTAACAATCCTGTAGATAAAAATAAAGTTTATGCAGCTTTAAATTCTTTAGAAAAATATAAGGGTAGAGTCCATCATAAGTATGTAGCAAACAAATCTATTGATGAGGTAATTTCTATCGCTAAAAGATGGTATGTTCAAAATGTTAAAAACGGAGAGAATGTTCTTCTTATTTATGATTATCTGAAATCTACTCAAGAGAACATTACAAATGCTTTCGAAGGATATGAACTATTGGGTCAAAAGACTGATAAACTTAAAAAGCTTGTATCAGCTTTACCAAGAACAGCAGGTTTAACTGCTGTTCAAACAAATAGAAGTGGAGGGACAGCAATGTCATCTCAGATTGAGTGGCATTGTTCTAATATGTATCGTTTAGAAAAGAAAACTCCAGAAGAGATTGGAGAAGCTGGAAAAGAATTCGGTACTCATAAATTAATTGAAGTAAGAGCTCGTGTTCAAGGAGAAGAGGCTATGGGCGCTGACAACTATGTAAAACGAGTCACTCAAGATGGTGAAGTATACGTTGAGAATTATATTAATTTTAAAGTTGACAACTTTAAAGTAATGGAGTGTGGTAACGCTGAAGATGTATTCAATAAAAAATTAGGACAACTTGAGGTATCTAATAATAGAAAGTATACTAAAAACGATTTTATATGATAGTAGAGCTGCTTAAAAAAATGGGATATGCGCCAGAAAGATCTGGCCCAGATTACTTAAGGATGAAAGCTATTTATAGGAATAGCGCGAGTTCATCTTTAAGTGTCAATACTAAGAGTGGATGGTTTACAGATTTTGTAACTGGGCAATCTGGGCCTCTTATTAAATTGGCAATGATAACTCTCAATATAAATGAGAAAGATGCCAAGAGCTTCTTGAGAAATGAGTATTTTGATAATGTGGTCGAAGTTGAGGATCAAGAATCTAAAATAGTTCAAGAGAAATTCTTTAGCTCTGATTTCTTGAGTGATTTGTTACCATCTTTTAATTTCTATAACAAAAGAGGTATATCTAATGAAACTTTAAAAGATTTTAAAGGAGGAGTAAAAACTTATGGTAAACTAAATAATAGGTTTGTATTCCCAGTTTTTGAAGGTAAAAAAATAATAGGATTAGCTGGGAGAGATTTATACAGCAATTCTCAACGACCTAAATGGAAGATCCTTGGGAGAAAATCTAATTTTGTTTATCCATCTGATTTATCTTTCCCTGAAATACAGAGCACTAAGACTGTTATTTTAGTAGAAAGTATTGGAGATGCTTTAGCATTATATGAAAATGGTATAAAAAATTTCATTGTAATATTCGGATTATCAGTATCTAAGAATGTAATTCTTTTCTTGATGAAAAGTAATTTAGAAAAAATAATTATATCGACAAATAATGATGAGGAGTCCGATTACAATAGAGGTATGGAAGCGGCTCTAAATATCAAATCAAAGCTCTCTAAATTTTTTAATTCAGATATTCTAAAAGTAAAGTTGCCTACCAAAAAAGATTTTGGAGATATGACAAAGGAAGAGATACTTGAATGGAAAAAAGAAATATAATAAATAAATAATATGGAAAATAAAGAATACGGAATTTTAGCTATTAAGTCTGAAAATACAAAAAGCAATTGTTTAGATATAATTATTGGAGCGAAGTATCTTCCTGACAATAAAATTTCTATTTTTGCTTATGGTTATGAAGGGGGAGGTTGTTGGTCAGACTTTTCCGCTACAATTTTAATGGATAGCGTTTATGAAGATATCCTATCTATTGAAGAGTACTTCTGCGGGATATATGATGAAGATTCTAATGAAAATTGCTCAGAAAATTACGAGGAAGAATACGAAAACATTGGGGCTTTTTTAAGTAAATATTTTGACACAGGCGAAGATTGTAATGAGCCTTATTGGATTGCTTCAGAAAATTGCTCTGAGTTTGAAGGTAATGAATTTTCATTGTCTTGGACATCAGAGGATATTCCTGATCTCTCCTATATTTGGCCGTTGATTCTACCTACTCTTTCTGAGTATTGGCCATTTCATTTAAAATGGTCTGAAGAATTAATCTAAAATTGGTGTAAGATATATTATGGCTAATGAAAATAAAACATTAAATAAACCATTTAGACTTCCCCAAGGCAGTGCTAAAAAATTTGGCGTTTATGTAAAAAATGATAAAGGGAATGTCGTGATTGTAAAGTTCGGTGATCCAAATATGTCAATCAAAAGAGATGACCCTGAGCGTAGAAGCAATTATAGAGCTAGACATAATTGTGATAATCCCGGACCTAAATATAAAGCCAACTATTGGTCATGTAAAATGTGGTCAGCTAAGCCAGTTAGTCAAATTGTAGGATCAGGAGAAGATTATTTTGATTTTGACAACTTGCCCTCTCAAGAAGAAATTATTTCTTTTAACCCTGATTTGGCAAATGTAAAAGAAGATCCTTTTGATTTAGAAGACCCTGCTGGAGAAGAGTTCTCCTTCTCAAAAGTACAATATCTTGACAAAGATAAACTAGCTGCGGTTCAAGAAGCTGCTGATAAAAAATTTGGAGGTAAAACTTCTTATGTAAAAAATCTCTGGGTCATAAGAGAGTATAAAAAAAGAGGCGGAAAAGTAAAATATTCAGGTGAAAAACCTAAAAACTCTGATATAAAGAAGCTGGTGAAGTCGTCACTTTTTGACGATGTCCTGTGGGATCTTATAGAATAATAAAAAATGTCATTACCAAGGCTCTCTGCGAGCAAAATCAAATCATATAGTAGCTGTTCATATCTTGCTTATCTAAAATATAATTGTGGCTTGCCTTCGAAAGGGAATGTAGGCTCAAAATTAGGAGGCATTACTCACGTTGTTCTCGAATGTTTAGCTCACCCTAGAAGGGTGGAAAAAGTTAAGCAGGCTATTGCCTGTGAGAAGCCATTGTCTATTCCGTCTTTAAGTCGTCTCGTTAAGAAATGGCTCAAGAAAGAAGATGTGGATTCTTTAGAGAATTATGAAAAAATAAATGGATTTTTAGTAACTGGATTAGAAAATGATTTTCATGGCAAAGGTTGTGAAAAATACGAAACAGAATATGAATTTGATTTAAATACTGGTAAGTATTGGGTTTATGGTTTTATAGATAGACTTTTTGTATATGATGATCATATTAGAATTTTAGATTTTAAATCTTCGAAGTCTAAATTTGCGAAAGGTTCAGAAGATATGGATTTTAATGTTCAAGCATTAATCTATGCTTTAGTCGCTTCAAAATTATATCCCGGTAAAAAAATAACAGTTGAATTCTTATTCCTTAAATTTAGGAAAAATCCTTATATCAAAATGGAATTCACTTTAAAGCAAATAGATGCATTTGAAGATTATTTAGAATATATAAGTAATTATTTACAAGATTTTGGATTAGAAAAAGCTTTGGCTAATACAGCTGCTGGAGATTTCAAACGTAAATGGCTTTGCGGTAAAGAACCTTTTACTTACAAAGAGGATGGCTCTCCAGTTTGGGTTTGCGAATATAAGGCTCCTTTCCTTTACTTTGAAGCTGTGAAAGAGGGATCTCCATCCAAATCAGCGTATTCTAAAAAGGAACTTGACAAGTATATAGATATGGGTTATTCAATTGTGCAAAGGAAACATTCCGGTTGTCCGAAGTTTAACTAAAATTCTTTTTAGAATTAATGACTCAATTAATCCCATTGTTTAAGTCGCACTATAGTCTATTGCGTTCTATTCTAACTGTTGATCCATATGACTCAAGTAGAGATAAAGATCTTCCTGATAGTATTATAGATATAGCTGTAGAGAATAAGCTTAAAGAGATAGTCTTAGTAGAAGATAGTATGTCTGGATATATTGCGGCTTTGCAAGCTTGCGAAGCTTCTAATATTAAGCTTATATTTGGATTGAGGATGACATTTATCAGGGACTCTTCTGAGAAGACAGATGATTCTTTGATATCGTGTCATAAAAATATTATTTTCCCGAAGAACCTAAAAGGATACAAAACTTTAATCAAGTTATCTACTCTAGCATCTTATGATAATTTTTACAAAGAGCCTAGACTTTCTTATTCTGATTTGTATAAATATTGGAGTGATGACTTAGAAATCGCTATTCCTTTTTATGATTCTTTCATTCATAATAATCTTTTAAAAGAGAATATATGCGTACCAGAATTTTCAAAAAATATTCCTCATACAATTTTTATTGAATCTAATGGTATAGTATTTGATAATCTTCTTCGTAATGCTGCATTAGAATATGCAAAGGCTTATAAAGTAGAAGTCCTTGAAACAAAAAGCATTTATTATAAAAATCGAGAAGATTTTGATGCTTTTCTAGCTCTTAAATGTTTGAATAGAAAAAAATTTGGATCAGGGAGGACTTTAGATAATCCGGGTTTTGATGATATGTCTTCCAGAGAATTCAGCTGGGAATCTTATCTAGAAGCTAAAGATCGTTTAATTTAAATATTAATTATGGCAAATAATAAAATTGGAGACTTTGTTCAGTGCAGAGGCTTTTTTGGCATTCAGATTTTCGCTGAAATAAAAAGCATAGAAGAAGTTATGGGAGTTAATGAATACACTATAGAAGGTCCAGAGGGCGAGTATAAAATGTTTTCACCTCAATCATTGACTAAAAAAGATGCAAAAGAATGGATTAAAAAGCTAGAAGATAATATACAATTTTTAAAAACAATATGAATAAACTAGATATTAACCAGCGAATTTATTTTGCTGATACAGAGACGGAAGGTCTTAATTTAAATACTTCTCGTCCATGGGAATTCGCTTGGGTAGTTATGGAGAATGGCGTTATAGTAGATAGCCAGTCTAGATATTTATGGTGGGAAGATCTTAATGTTAATCCTAAGGCTGCTGAAGTCACAGGCTTTAATTATAAAAAATATGAAAAGATTGCTAAATGCCCGAAGGAAGTTTACAAAGAGATTTCTCCATGGTTTTTTGGAGATGATCTTTTAGGTTTTCATAATGGATTAAAATTCGATGTTTATCAAATTAGAAATTGGTTTCGTGAAATAGGAGAGTCTACAGACTTCGATTGGGTTTCAAGAGTAGTAGACACTAATGCTCTAGCAAAAGCTTTTCTAAGTGGATCAACCCCAGATTTTGACAATTTCGACGCTTGGCAACTTCGATGGGCAAATTTTATCAAGAAAGGTTTGAAAAGTAATGTAGCTTATCTTTGTAATGAATGGGGTATTGAAATAGATGCTTCCAAAACTCACCAAGGAGATTATGATTGTTTTCTAACTGCTCAAATTTTCAAAAAACTCGCTTACAATTTTCAAGAGACTTAAAATATGTTACCCTTTTTAGATAGATTCGAAAAAATAGATCTTAATATCCATGGGATTAGACTCCCAAAATTTTGTTTGAGCAAAGAAGATTATGCTACGCTGGATCTTCCTTTTAACTTGAACGGATCTGACTTAACAAGTTTAGAGCTTTTTAATTTTCTAGTTGAAAAGGGATTTGAAAAAAGATTAAAGAATGATATTAACTCAAAAGAAGAGAAATCTTATAGAGATAGATTGTCTTATGAAATGGGTGTAATTAGCCCCACAGATTTCGTAGATTATTTATTGATGGTATGGGATGTCGTCAATATCGCTAAAAAAAATAATATCGCTGTAGGACCGGGTAGAGGTAGTGCTGCTTCTAGTTTGGTTCTATACTGTCTTGGTGTAACTAATATTGACCCCGTAAAAAATGGTTTATATTTTGAAAGATTCTTGTCTCCTTCGAGAACGACACCTAACATAGTAGACGGTATTAAATATTATTCCGATGCCGCAGATATTGATCTTGATATTGAGGACTCTAAACGGGAAACACTAATTGAAATTCTAAAGAAAAAATATGATGGCTATTTTTGTAAAGTTTCTACTTACAGTACATTGCAAAGTAGAAAGAATATTAAAGAGGTTTGTAAAATTGTTTTGGGATATTCAGAACAACAAAGTCTCGAAATTTCTTCACAAATTCCTTCTCTATTTGGGAAGGTGCATTCCTTAAAAAATGCTGTAAAAGAAGTCCCATCTTTTGCAGAGTTCGTAAAAGAAAATACTAAAGCATATAAAATAGCATTAAAGCTTTCAGAATTGAACTGTTCTAAAGGTTCTCATGCTAGTGCTTATATTGTATCTTATAATAAACTAATTGATTCTATTCCATGTGAAATGGGAGAAGATGAAATGGTTACAAGTTATGATATGAATTATGCTCAACTTGATAATATCAAGCTTGACTTGCTGGGACTAAAAGCTGTTGGTATTATCAATGAGGTTTGTACTAATTTAAATTTAAAGCCTGAAAACTTTGATATTAATTATGAAAATGTCTTTAGTCATCTTCAAGATGTTAAATATCCATATGGACTTTTCCAAATTAGTGGTGACTGCAACTTAGGAGTAGTCAATAAAGTAAAGCCTAAAAATATGGATGATCTAGCAGCAGTTACTGCTCTAGCTAGACCGGGAGCTTTGCAGTTCGTTGATAGGTATGCCCAGTTCGTTAATGAAGGGAAGAATGAGTCTATCCACCCATTCTTTGATGAGCTTTTGAAATCAACTGCATCTCTGGCTCTTTATCAAGAGTCTACCATGCAGATGTGTGAGAAGATTGGTCTTACAAAAGCTGACGGGGAAGTTATCCGTAAGTGCATTGGTAAGAAGAAAATCAAAGAGATGGCTAAGTGGAAAGATATTATCTTTGAGACTTGTGAAAAGAATGGATTAAATAAAGAGATTCCAGATCTATTATGGAAGATTTTAGAAGATTCTGCAAATTATTCGTTTAACAAAAGTCACAGTTTTTCTTATGCAAGTATTGCAGCCTCGACGGTTTATCTAAAACATAAATATCCTCAGCAGTTCTTCCTCGCTTGTCTTAAGATAGCTTCTACTAGAGGCGATTTCTTAGAGCAGTTTCAGCTTATCCAACATGAGTTGCCCCATTTTGGGATCGAACTTATGCCCCCGAATATAGCTAAAAGCGGATTAGGTTTTTCTATTGAAGGGAAGAATATCCGATTCGGACTAGGAGAGATAAAAGGTATATCAGATAAGAGTATAGATAAGCTTCGCAGTTTCATATCTTCTGATATAGATTCTGATTTTAAATTATATAATTCAGCTAAAGATGCTAAACTTGGAATAGGTATTCTTTCTTCTTTGATTCAGAGTGGAGCTTTAGGTCATACAGTTAAGGATAGGTCTAAGAAGGTCCTAGAAGCTCAGCTTTGGAATCTATTAACTCCAAAGGAAAAGATATTTTGTATAAATAATGAAGGTAAATATGGTTCAGATTTAATCGTAATGCTTAAAGATTATTTGAACTGGATAGATTCTAATGGTAAAAAGTTTACTAAAGAATCTCGTCTAGAAACTATTCGTAAAAATTCTGTAGGGTATTTTAAAATATATAATCTCAATAGTCGTAATGAGCTTTTAGCGTCATTCTTCTACGAAAGAATGCTTTTAGGATTTTCTTATTCTACAACCATGAAAATGGTTTTTGGAGATTTTAATATTGACATTCGTAATATAGATGAGATAGAACAGTATGTTCCTGTTAAAGGTAACTTTGAACTTATTTGCATTGTTAAAGAGACTCTCTCTGGGAAGAGTAAGGGTGGCAATAGGTATATAAAGATGAAAATCTTTGATGAAACAGGTACTAAATATGCAATGTTATTAGGAGATAAATTGGCTCAATATTTAGAAAAAAGTGAAGAACCAAAAGAAGAAGATATATTGTATATAAAAGGAACAAAAGGTGATGATATTTTTTGGATAAATAAAATGGAAGTTCAAAACCATAAAGCTTATACAAAACTCTCTGAACTAAAAAATATAGAATAAAATGGATAATACTACGAATAAAGAAATTTTAGATGCTGAAATTATTAACGAAGAATTTAATACTGAAACATCGGAGCCTACAATAACCACTGATACTAAAACTCTATTTAGAGTATTATTCAAGGCTTCTGGAGAAGATGCCTCATCTGCTTTTTTCGACTATGTAGATCCTCATTCATTTAATTCCGATATAGTAGTCGCTTTAATACATTTAATTTTGAATTCATATTGTTCAATGGTCCCAGAAGATGAACGAGAAAGTTTTGCTATAGATGTTGTTCAAAAATTTATTGAGTCTTTGAAAGGAGAAGAAACTGCATCTGAAGAAGATATCCCTGATCAGCCTGAGCATGATGGCAATTAAAAATACTCATGAGTGTAGATAAAGAATCTTTAGAAGTTTTCCTTTCTATAGGTCGAATTTTTTCTAAAAAAAATCAAACATGGCTTCCTTTTGTAAAAGATGAAGAAACTCATAACTTTAATGCTTTATGGGTTGCATCTTTAATGTATTTGATATATGATAAATATATTTCTTGTATAGATGATGAAAATCAAAATGAATTTTCAGAAGAAGTATTAGAACTTTTTAATTTTATTATTGAAAATGGGATAGAACATACTTTTAAAGCTTGAAAACATTTTTCATTTTAAAATGTAATATTAGTATACAAAAATTTTGAGATGAAAGTCTCTTTCCAAAACAAACCAAACAAATAAAAAAATACTCGAATGTTAGGCAATAAAAACGAAAAAACTGGAACGCTTTTAATTCTTAAGCCCGTTTCAAAAGTGAATGGCGAAAGTGTTAAACCTTTCTTTGAAGTCTCGTCCAAAAATGTAGCTGAAAATAAATGGGTTCCATCTACAGATACTTCTATCAACTCTATATCTGGATCTTTATTTAAGATTGAAGCCGTAGAAGAGGAGTATAAGGGAGATAAGTACTTTAGAGTCAAGGCTATTATTAAAGATAAAGATGAGGCTTATCTCATTCCTTTCAGAATGAATATAGCTACTAGAAGTCTTCTTAATTCGTTTTTTCATTTAGAATCTTTTGACAATCTCTCTATTAGATATTATCTATCTAAATCAGGATATGATTCTTACTATGTCACTCAGAATGATGAAAAAGTTACTTGGAAATTTGAATCTTCAGAACTTCCAGCTCCAGAAGAGATCTCTTTCAAAGGTAAAATTATTAGAGACTTTACTAAGCTAGATTTATTTTTCGTAGATCAAATTAAAATCCTTAATGAGAGAATCAAGTTGAGTCCATCTAAAGCTTCGGAAGAATCAGAAAGTAAAGTCAGTTCTTCTAGCTTTCAAACTTCAGACTCTTCCGAACCGGAGAACTGGGAAAGTGAAGAAGAAGTTCCTTTTTAATGTTTAGTTAAATAAAATAATCGAGGCTTCTCACTTTTTAGGTGAGGGGCCTTTTTTTGTAAATATATAAATAGCACAATCAAATGGAAAGAAAGAAAAAAATCGTATTACACTCTAATTCATGTTTAGCGAATACAGGTTTCGGTAGGCACATGAAATTTTTATTATCTTATCTTTTTCGTACAGGTAAATATGAATTGGTAGAATATGCCGGAGGTTCTTTTACTTGGAGTGATAATAATTGCAAGTCAATGCCTTGGAAATGTTATGGGTGTCTACCAGATAACCCTAGAGAGTTGGATCAGTTTCGAGGGGACGCATCTAAAATGCAAGCTATTCAGTATGGAGATTATAATATAAACAGAGTCCTTGAAACAGAAAAACCTGACGCTTTAATAATGTTGGAAGATATATGGGGTATGCCATATTTTGATAAGCCTTGGATTAATAAATTTCCTCATGTTTTCTGGACTCCTATTGATTCTCTTCCTTTATTAAAAGTTTTTAAAGAACAGAAAGATAAATTCGGAAATCTTTGGGTCAAAGCTCAGTTTGCTAAAGATGCTTTGGCAGAGCAAGGAGTAGACTCTGAATATATGCCTGCTCTTATCGAGGATAAGAATTTTAAAATATTATCAAAAGAAGAAAAAAAATCTATTCGAAGAAAATTTGGGATAGCAGACAATACTTTCCTATTCGGTTTTGTTTTTAGGAATCAATTAAGAAAGCTCGTAGGTACTTTAATTGAAGCTTTTTCTATTTTTAAAAAATCACATCCTGAAATTGATTGTAAATTGTTTTTACATACAAATTGGTCGGAGGGATGGCGCATTCCTGAATTTATAGAAAGGTTTGGAGTAAAAAGGGAGGATGTTTTAACAACTTATATATGTTCTTGTTGTAGAGATGTATCTGTAAAGCCTTTTTTTGGTCAAGAGTTGAGTTGCCAAAATTGCCAATCTGAAAAAAAAGTCAATACTACAAATGTATCTGTAGGGGTAGAAGAGAAGGATTTATGTGAACTATATAATATGTGCGATGCTTATATTCATCCTGCTACAAGCGGAGGATTTGAGATGCCTGTTTTGGAAGCTCTATTTTGTGGTTTACCTGTAGCTACTACTAATTACTCTTATGGTACTAATTTTACAGTAAATCCTGAAGTCTTTCCTCTCGATTTCACATTATATAGGGAGCATGGATCTCAGTTTGATAAAGCTCAAGTCTTACCATCTTCAATAGTTGAATTCATGGAAAAAATAACTTCTATTTCCAAAGAAGAGAAAGATAAGAAAGGTTACAATCTAAGACAATGGGCTTTAGAAAATTTTGATGGAAATAAAATTTGTGCTAAAATCGAGAAGTTCATAGATGATCTTCCTTTCACTGATTATGATTTTTCTTTTAATAAAGAAACTCAAGATGAAGGTCAAAGTAAAACTCTCCCTATAGAAGATATAATAGATTTTGAAAGTAGCAAAAAAAGAATTCTATATGTAGAAGATGGCAATCTAGGAGACTGCGTCGATTCTATTGCTGTTTTACAAAGACTGGAAACAAAATTCCCTAAATCAGAATGGGATTATTATGTATCAACATTATTCCCTCAAATGTTTGAGCATTTGGATTTTATTAAAAAAGCAATACCTTGTAGTCCAGTCTTCGATGATGTTCTTGGAATGGAAGGCGTAGAGAATCATAAGGGATTTTTTGACATGGCATTCCATCCGAAAATAACAAGGAATTGTGTAGATTTCATGAAAAATAATTTTTAATATGCTTAATAAAATATTTCAACATTGTGGGTTAGAAGACTCTATTCCTAAAGAAGAATTTCCTGAAAACTTTTATCCTGTACCTTCTGATTATATAGTATATCAAACAGGGTCAGAAAAAAAATCTCAAATATATGATTATAGTTCAGAAGTCATTCCTATGATTCATGATTTTCTGAGAATTACAGGGATTCAAGTTATTCAAGTCGGAGATAAAGAAGATCCCTCTGTTTTAAGTTCTTTAGATTTGAGGTCAGCCTTAAGTGTAAGGCAATTAGCTTATGTAATTAAAAATAGTAGACTTTGTATTACTTCTAATCAACTCACGGCTAAATTATGTAGAGTTTATAATAAAGATTTAATTCTTCTTGGGAGTAATTATCCTAGTAAACATGTAGTTCCTTCTTTTGATAAGGTTCTTTATATTGAGCCAGAATTAAAAACTGCGAGATGGAATTATAAAAAAGACGAATGGCCAAAGACTATAAATACTATAAAGCCAGAAGTAATAGCTAATGCAATTTTAGATAAAGTAGGAATTACAGATTCTGTAAATTATAAAACATTATATATTGGAGAAAAATTTGGTCCTAGATTTTTAAATTTTATTCCAGAAGGAATTTTTCCTAAAGAACTAATTAATACGCCTTTTAATATACGCCTTGATATTATTGATAATCAAGAATATCTATCTCCTATTTTAAATATAACACAGGCAGATATAACAACTAAAAAACCTTTAGATTTAAACTCTTTAAATATTAAAAATATAAGATCTATTGTTTACTTTTGTGATAAAGATTTTGATGTTAATTTTATTAAAAGTTGCATTTCTAATCTTATAAATTTAGTTGTTATCTGTTGTAATGATGACTTATTGAATGATTTAAGACTTGAAACTCTAGGTATATGTACTGTATATAAGAAATCAAAAGAAAAACCTCTTGACATACTAGAAAAAGATGCTATGTTATTTAAATCAAATAGAGTTTATATAGCTCGTGGAAAAACATATGCGTCTATTTATCATTATAAAAATGATTTAGACTTCAAATCTTTTCCTGTAGAACTAAAAGAAAGCTTTATGAATGATGAAGATTTCTTGGAGAACAAAGATTATACTTTAATATTTAAAAATGAATCTAAATAAAATATTTACCAATAAAAACAAGTGGTTACAAAATGGGAGAGCATTAAATAAAGATGGCTCTAATTTCTCTTTTACTAGAAAATGGAAAGAGGATGTAAAGGAGCCTATCTGCTTTTCTCTGCATGGCGCAGTTACTTATTTTTCAGAGCCAGAATCTCAATCTCGCTCTAAGGTAATGTCTAAATTATCAAAAGCTATTGGATTGTATACAGGTAAAAACTTTTTTGTTGCACAGTTCAATGATAGTCCAGATACTTCTTTCGAAGATATCTTGAATGTTATAAAAATTTACAACAAGCTACAGTAGAAGTTATGCTAAAGTCTAGTAATCATTCTGATATTAAAGACTCTCAAGAAGAACCTTCCAAAAAGTCTTCTAAAAAAAGAGTTATTGCACCTGCGAAAACAGGTTTAGATTCTCCTCTTTTATTTGTTCAGCCTGAAGATGGCATTTTTAAACCATTGAGAAACGAAGCTGGTCTTTTAAATAATATCAATTATCCTTTAAAGTCTAATGGTCTTATAGATTGGAGGAAACTTATTCCAAGGGAGCATATTGTATTGAATAAATACAATTTCGCTGCAAGGGCTATTCCATTAGATGATTTAAGTCAGGAGGATATTGATCGACTTATAGATGAATCCCCAGAAGAAGATCTCGTTATTAAATTAGCAGGATTTAGAGAATTGGCGTCTATTAGAGGTTACTCTTTGATTGACCCTATTCCAGTATCTTCGTCTGGAGATAGTGTTACAATGAAAGTTGTAATTAAATGGATACCTAATATAGAAAACCCTTTGGAGATGACAGTAGGGGCCACAGCTAATGCTTCTATCTCTAATACTGATGAAAAGTTTTCTAAATTTCTAGAAACTATCGCTGAGAACAGGGCTTTCATTCGAGCTGTTAGACATTCTTTGGGAATTATATCTCTAGGTCAAGATGAGATGAAACAAGAAGACGTGAAAGCTGAAGCTCAAACTGTAAAAATACAATCTTTGTTATCTCAGCATTTAGATAAATATGCTATGGATATTTTCTCTCTGAAAGATTTAGTTTCTATAGAAGGATTTGAATGGAATCCTAAGTGGACTACTATTGAGAGAATTGATCCAGCCGCAGCTATGAGTTTCATTACTATTTTAAAATCTAAATATAATAAATAATGTTTTTAACTACTTTCCATCCGCATCAAAACGAGGAGAATTTAAGAAAATTTATTGAAAAAAGTAAAACTGAAATAGTAGTTTTATCTTATAAACCTTTGCAAGATATTTCATATGGTCTAGTTACTTTCAGAAATATTCCTCCTCAAGATGAGGCTTTAAATATTTTTCTTTCTGTATTGTCTTCTGATCAAATCGAAAGTAAAGATTTCACATTAATAGATTGGGAAATTATAAATTTGTATTCCTCTTTGGAAACTGAAATCTCTAAATTAAAAATGACAGAACAGGGATTTGAAATTATACAAGAGAATGTTACAGTTCAAGATTTTAGACTTCATCCTTATCTGGGCAATCTCTTAAAGATTTGTCATGATCTGAAATTATCTGGAGTGGATAGACTTTTTTCTGAAAATCCTTTATTGATTCTCCCTAAAATTTTAAGGGGAGAAAAGACTAAACTGATAGAAGCTTTAAGTCAATTTTCTGTAATTAGAGAGTCTTTTAAAAATCAAAATTTTTGCGGTTGTATTCCTATTTTTAATTCTCAATTCTCAATAAAATGATCCTAGAAGAAAAAGTAAAAAACTTTTGTTTAACTGGAGATTATTCTATGGGTAAGGATATACTAGAACAGTCTTATAAATTAGCAAATACTATTGTTTGTAATAAATATAAAAATTTTGGATATACAGAAGATTTATTATCTGAATCTCATGACGCTATAATTTCTGCTATTTACGCTTTTAACCCTGAAAATAAAACTAAATTTTTAACATTCTGTTCTGTTTGCATTAATAACAGAATACAAAATTTTATAAAAAGAAAAAAAGTATCTTATAAATATGTTTCAAACCAGAAAGATAAATCTTTTTCTGATTTAGAAAGTCTAGATATTTTGAATTCTTTGAAAACCTTAAGCGAGAATCATTTCAACTGCTTGACAAAAGGAGAAGGGTCTAGATCAATGAAATTTAGAGCAAAAAGAAAACTTATAAATGGTATAATAGATTAATATATGTCTGAAAATAAAAATCAAATAGAAAATGTGCTTGAACTCATAGAACAAGTTTTTCCTAGTACTGCGGAAAAAATATCTACGATAGCATTTGTTAATTGGCATAATATTCTTAATCATTCATCTTTAGAAGGAATGGATGAAAAAGAAATTTTATTCTGCTGTAATTTAATTTTATCTTTAGCATCTGTTCATTTCTCTGATAAAAACAAAGATCTAAATGAAATTTCTGAAAAACTAAAAGAAGTTTCTTTCGAAGATACTATCTCATTTCTTCAAGATGATTCTGATGAAGACGAAGATGAAGATGAAGAAAATTTTTTATAAAATAGATGAGTAGAATATCTTGGGAAGAATATGCTTTAAAATTAGCGGAAACAGCCTCTATAAGATCTGAAGATCCTTATTTAAAAGTTGGAGCTTGTGTCTTAAGGCATGATAATAGTGTCGCTGGATTAGGGTATAACGGATCTCCTCCGGGATACGAGATAGATTGGTCAGATAGGGACTCTAGAAGACCATTCGTATCTCATGCAGAGAGATCAGCCCTTCGCTACTGTAAGCCCGGAGAAGCGAAATTAATAGCCATTACGCTGTCTCCATGTCAACATTGTATTATGGACATTGCAATGTTCGGAATAAAAAAAGTTGTTTTTAGAAATTTCTATGAAAGAGATGAGAAATCTTTTGAAATAGCCCACAAATTCAATATAGAAATGATTCAAATTTAGTTGACGGATTAAAAATTTTTTGTATATTTAATTATGACACTCTCTACTTCTAAAGATTATAATTCAAATTATTTAGCTCAAATTTTAAAATTGGATTCTGTTTACCCTCACCCAAATGCTGATAAATTGCAATTGGCAGAGATACAGAATTCAGTAGTTGTTACTGACTTAACTTCTAAAGTCGGTGATATTTACGTGTATTGCCCTGTTGAAAGTCAAATCTCTTCTAAGTTTTTATCTTGGAGTAATTCTTTTAGAGATCCTCTTTTAAATCAGGATAAAACTATCAAAGGCTTTTTTGATGCTAAAGGCAGAGTCAAAATGATAAAATTGAGAGGAGAATATTCTAATGGGTATATTATCTCTTTTGAAAAATTTTCCGAATTTGTTTCTAGTGAATACGGTGTGTTTTTAAAAGATGTCGAAGAGAATATTTCTTTTGATACAATTTGCGGTGAATTATTTATTTCTAAATATGAGCCTCCTATTCAAGAAGGTAGTTCTCCATCTCCAAAAACAAAAGTTAAAAAATTTGATAGATTAGTAGAGAATCAATTCAGACTTCATTCTGATACAGAAAACTTGAGAAAAGAAATCTATAAGATTAATCCTGAAGATTATATTTCTATTACAAATAAATATCATGGAAGCAATGGCGTTGTAGCTAATGTTTTAATCAAGCGCCGTCTTTCTCTCTTAGAAAAGATTGTTAAGCTTCTAGGGTTCAAAGTGTCAGAAGAAGAATATGGGATGCTATATGCTTCTAGAAATGTAATCAAAAATAAAGATATTGCAATTGGAGTTTCAAAAGGGTTTTACAAAGAGGATATTTGGAAGTCTGTTGCTGATGAAGTTTACCCAAAACTAGATAAGGGTATCTCTGTTTATGGAGAAGTAATTGGTTGGGTAAATGGTCAGTCAATGATTCAAACTCCATATGATTATGGGATTCTTAAGGGTCAAAGAGATTTTCTAGTATTCAGAATTGATTATACTAATCAAGATGGAGAAGTTATTTCTTTTTCTCATGAACAAATTCAAGCTTATTGTAAGAAGAAGCAGTTAAAAACTCCAGAAACTTACTATTATGGAAAAGCTAAGGATTTATTTGATATCCCTTCAGACTCTCCTGAATGGGGTAAAACTTTCTTAAAAAGATTAGAAGGTCAGTATCTAGACAAAATAGATCCTTTGTGTTCTACTAATCTCCCAATGGAAGGCATAGTTGTTTCTCGACAAGTCCCTTTTAAATGGGAGGCTTATAAACTCAAGGATCTTAAATTCTTAGGATTAGAAACTCAATTATTAGACAATGCAGAGTAAAATATTTAAACTGTAAATATGAAATATACATTTATATCAGATGAATTTTATGAAGATGGTTTTTCAGGAGGAGGAGAAACTTGTAATAAAGAACTTATTGAATGTCTTTCAAAAAAAGGTCATTCAGTAGAAAGAGTTTACTCATTTTTTTGTTCTCCTGATTATATTTCTAATTGCGATTCTGATATTTTTATTATTGGTAATTTTGGAGGATTACCTTCTGGGTCTGTAAATGCTCTAAAAAATAAAAAATATATTATATATGAGCATGATCATAAATTTTTAAAGAGTCGAGATCCAAGTATATATAAAAACTTCATAGCTCCTAAAAGCGAAATTGCTAATTATAATTTATATAAGAATTCCTACAAAATAGTAGCACAAAGCTCAACTCACAAAAAAATAATTGAGCTAAATTTAGAATTAAGTAATGTGGAATCTAGTGTCAATCTTTGGTCAGAAGAAAATTTGATTAATCTAGAGTCTTTGCAAAATATAGATAAAAAATATGATGCATGTTTTATGGATCATTTATATGAACAAAAAAATGCAAAAGGAGCAAAAGATTTTTGTTTAAAGAATAATTATAATTATATAGGAATAAATCATAATACAGAGCATAAAAAATTCTGTGAAATTTTAGCTTCCTCTAGAAATTTTGTATTTTTCCCTAAAGTTTTTGAAACTCTTTCTAGGGTTTGTATTGAAGCTAATTGTCTTAATACAGATGTAATAGGAAATCAAAACATAGCATATCTTTTAGAAAGCTGGTGCAGTTTAAGAGGATTGGAATTAATAAATTTCCTTAGAGAATCAAAAGATAAAACTGTTTCAATATTTGAAAACTAAATGAGAAGTATATGTAGTTTTTTTGATAAGGTCTATTGTATTAATCTTGAAGAGAGAAAAGATAGATGGGATCTGTGCGAGGAAAAATTTAAAGAGTATGGGATTACTAATTATGTAAGATTTGATGGTGTAAAAGCAAATGGTAATTTAAGTTCTAAAAAATTAGGCCAAATAGGTTGCGCGGCTTCTTTTTATAATATATTTAAAGATGCTTCTAAAAATAGTTATGAAAAAATTTTAGTTTTAGAAGATGATTTTGATTTTACTATATCTAAAGATGAAATTGTAAATAATTTAGACAAAGCTTTTAAGGAAATGCCAGAGGATTGGGATATGTTTTATTTGGGAGCGAATGTGATGAATGAGATAATGTCAAACCCTATCGAAAAATATTCTGAAAATTTATTTAAATTAAATAGTGGATATGCTTTGCATAGTGTTTGTTTTTCTAAAGAAGCATTAAATAAAATTTTAAATTTTTTTGAAGGTAAAGGAGATTGGTTAGAAAATTTAATGAGAAATTATGAAGCCATAGATGTTTTTTTTGCAAAAGATTTTCAAGTTTCTAACAAATGTTTTGTATGGAAAGATATTTTATGTTTGCAAGAGCCTGCTTTTTCATCTATAGAAAATGCATTTTTCGATTATACAAATTTAATGTCCAACCGATTTGAATATTTTAAATCTATTTTATGAATGCATTCTCTTTCTTTGAAAAAATATATCTTATAAATCTTGAAGAAAGAAAAGATAGGCTTGAAAACTCTTTAATAAATATCAATAATTATGAAATTAATAATTTTGAAAAATTTAATGGTGTAAAAATAAATGAGAATGAGTATACTTTTTTATCAGATAAAGAGAAATCTCAACTGGGATATTCATTATCTTTTTATAGAATAATTAGAGATGCTTATGTAAAAAACTTTAGTTCAATATTAATTTTAGAAGATGATTTTGAATTTATTCATGATAAGGAAAATACAAATTTATTTTTAAAAAAATCTATAGATGATCTACCTTCGGATTGGGACGTATTTTATTTAGGTGCTAATATAATGTACGACTATACGAACTATCCTATAGAAAAATTCTCAGATAATCTTTTAAAATTAAATAGTGCTTACTGTACCCATGCTATTTCCTTTTCAAGGAGAGCTATTTTAAAAATATTAGAAATTTTTTCTAATGAATCAATTTTTATTGAACAAATGAATTCTTACAAAATATTCGATATTTTCTTAGCTAAATATTTTTGTATTAATAACTCATGTTTTATTTCTAGGGAAATGCTATGTACTCAAACTCCCGGTTTCTCTTCTATAGAGAATTGCATGAGTGATTACTCTGATTTAAAAAATAGACATCAAAATGCAATTAATAATCTATATTCTTAATATATTAAAATGATAACTTGTTTTCTTCAAGGAGGTTTAGGAAATCAAATGTTTCAGATTTCAAATGTAATATCTGAATCTAAAAAATATGGGATTGAATATAAATTTAAACTAGAGGCTTATACTCCAATGCAGGCTTTTCAGCCGTCTAAATATGCTAGTAATATTTTCAGGAATATAGATTTTTCAATGACAGAAGATGAATACAGTAATTGTCTTGTATTGAATGGGTATTTTCAAAGTATTGATTATTTTAAAGAAATTCAAAACGAAATTAGAACGATATTTTCACCATCCTCTAGTTTCTATAATAAAATATATCAATTGTATCCAGACTTATCTTGTAATGATACTCTATCTATTCATATAAGAAGAGGAGATTATCTCTCTATATCAGATATTCTCCCTATTGTAGATATGTCCTATATAAATAAAGCTATTGATGAGATAAAAAATTATAGCAAAGTTTTCGTTTTTTCAGATGATAAAGTTTGGGCTAAAGAAAATTTTAATAATAATAATTTTACAGTAGTTGAAGATTTAGATGACTATGAAGAGTTATGGATGATGAGTTTATGTAAGAATAATATTATATCAAATTCTACATTTTCTTGGTGGGGCTCTTTTTTAAATAGAAATGTAAGTAAAAAAGTTATAGCTCCTAGTTTATGGACTGGTCCTAATGGCCCAAATATGGATAATATATATTTAGATAATTTTATTAGAATACCAGTTTTTTATGATGGAGGTTTTTTAAAATCATGAATAAAATTAATATGATATCAAGGTGTTTTTCTCATGGAGATTCATCTTGTCATAATTGTACTCCTAAATTATTTGAATGGGATTTTGAAACAAAAAATTCTAAAGTTTCTGTTTATATAGATTCTGATTTATCTATAGCAGTAAATGAAAACTGCGATAAAATTAAATTTTTATGGTTATTAGAATCTCCTGAATTTAATGGGGGTGCTATAGAAATAGTTAAGAATAATATAAAACTCATAGAAGACACTTTCGAAGCTGTATTTACTTATAGTGACGAAGTATCTTCTCTAAGTAATAAATTCCATAAAGTCTTTACTACTAATTCATGGATAAAAAAACCTAAAATTTATGATAAATCTAGATTAATTTCTATGATTACATCTAATAAAGTATGGACAGAGCAGCAGAGAAAAAGGGTAGACTTTGCTGAAAAAAATAAAGATACAATAGATATATACGGAAGAGGATTTAAAGAGATAGAAGATAAGGAAGAAGGTCTAAAAGACTATATGTTTTCGATAGCAATAGAAAATTCTACATATGATACATATTTTACAGAAAAAGTTTTAGATTGTTTTGCTACTGGAACAATTCCTATTTATAAAGGCACAAGAAAGATTTGCGATCATTTTGATTCAAATGGAATTTTATTTTTAGATGATATAAAGATAGAAGATTTAACTCCTGATTTATATTTTTCAAAAATGGAAAGTGTTAAAAGAAACTTTGAGCTTGTTGTTGGGTATAAATTAATAGACGACCACATATTTTCAGAATTTTTATCTAAATATATATGAATTTTACTTTTGGGATTATTACAGACGGCAATTCTGATGATAGAATGGAGATGATTTTTAATTCTATTGAGTCTCAGGGTATAAAGGAATACGAAATAATTATCGCTGGACCTCATAAGTATAATCGGAAAAATACAAAATATATTATTTTTGACGAAAATAGAAAATCAGCTTGGATAACTAGAAAGAAAAATTTAATAGCTAAAACTGCTCAGTATGAAAATCTCGTACTTATGCATGATTATTTTATTTTGGGTGAGAAGTGGTATCAAGGTCAACTATGTAGAGGGAATGATTTTGAAATTAGGATGGATAAAATAATCAATACAGATGGGTCTCGATATAGAGACTGGTGTATTTGGCCTCATAATGGAAACTGGATGGACGGTGTTGTGGGAAGAGAATGTTTGATTCCTTAC